AGTACAACAAGATTGCAAACAGGTGACGTATGGCTGCTGCTGATCTCAATTCCATCAGAGCCACGATTGAAGGAAGGCTTGCCACGGAGCTTGCAAGCACCCCACCAATCCCCGTTGTGTTCAACAACATGGCGTATGAGCCAACGCCGAACAGCTCTTGGGTGCAGTGCCTAACAACGTTTGGGGCCAACGAATACCTAGGCCAAGGTCTGACAACGAACTCCCAAAACCGAATCGTCGGCCTTGTCGTGATCAACATTTTTTCGGCTAAGGGCGTTGGCTCTGGAGCCAATCTTGTCATTGGTAAACGGATTCGGGATTTGTATAATCGAGTTATCGTGTCGGGTGTTTACTTCGACGCTCCTTCTGGCCCAGAGGTATTGGCTTCGCCAAGTCCCGAGGGTTACTTCCAAACTCAGGTCCGTGTGACCTTTGAATTCATCGAGGAACTCTGACCATGGCTACCATCCGAGGCGAATCCGGCTCAGTTGAATTTGACGCTGCAGGCAGCACGCTTGCAGCGGTCGTTGGCACTCGCTCTTGGAGCCTTAGCATCACCAAGGAGACCTTGGACACCAGCAAGCACGGCGATACGTTCCGCAGCTTTGTTGGCAGCATGATTAGCGGCTCTGGCACCGTTGAGTTGGTTTACGACCCGGACGCATCCGGCCAAGCTGCATTTATCGAGGATATTGTTACAACTGGCGACCCGGCAGACGCTTCCTTTGAGCTGTTTACTACCGGCACCACAAATGACTCTGACTCTGTGACCTTCAACGGGATCATCACTGACATGGAGATCACCTCCACTGTTGGTGAGCTTGTCATTGTCAGCTGCAACTTCATCACCTCTGGCACTATCACTTCCAACCTTGAGTGATAAGGCTATAGTTTGGGTGACAAATGTCTCGCCTAAATGCCTGCTGGAAATCGCACAGTTGACTTGCTGGTTGGGGCTTTTGACCTCAACCAGCGCCGCAAGTTTGAACTGAAGAACGCAGACGGCAAAAAGATTGTTGATCTGTACTTCAAGCCAATTACCCGAGCAGACCGCAAGAAAGCTCAGAGCCTCGCTGGGACCGAGGAAGCATTAGACATCAGCACGCAAATGTTGTGTCAGATCGCTGAACTCGAGGACGGCACAAAAGCTTTCGCGTCGGCAGACGCAGCGAAACTTCAGCGTCAGTTGCCTGAGGCTGTGCTGAATGAGATCGAGCTGTTCTTGTTCGGCGTAGCAGACGAAAGCGAAAGCATCGAAGACGCAAAAAACGACTGAAGCAGGACAGGTGGACTTTTTTTGAGTTCTTCTTGGCCTGCGAATTAGGAATGACAGTCAGCAGGCTTCGCACGGAGTTGACCGATGCGGAGCTTGTCTACTTCGCTGCTTACTTTCAAATTAAAGGTGAGGAGCAAGAAAAAACAATCGAGCGCGCCAAGCTCAGACGGCGGTAAGATTGACTTATCGCCGGGTTGCTCGTGGCTCAGGAAACTGTCCTCAGGTTTAGGGTTGAGACTGCCGATGCGAACCGTAAGGTTGCAAAACTTGAGGAGCAGGTTCGCAAACTTGAGGTCGCATTAAAGAGAAGCGGCGGCACTTCGAGAAGTGCGGCCACAGGAATGAAAGCCTTTAGCCAAGGGGCTGGGGCAGCAGGTGTAAGCGCGAAAGCATTGGGCGCTGCTGTTAAGGGCATCTTGGGCCCTTTGTCTTTAGTGGCGACAGCAGCAGGAGCTGTCGTTTCAGGGTTTAAAGGATTTGTTGAAGCAGACAAAGCGAGAGCTGCAGTCGCAACTCTTGGCGTTGACGTAAAGACGCTTGAAGGGCAACTCGTCGGTGTTGTCGCCAGAACAGGTGGTCTTGCAAGTAGTAATGAGCTGCTTGCTGCTTCTTACGATGTGGCGTCTGCCGGTTTTGGTAAAGCGGCGGACATCACCAAAATTCTTGAGGCGTCATTGCTGGGTGCTGTTGGTGGCATGACTGACATCAACACAGTTTCTGACGCAGCGACGAGTGTGATGAACGCCTTTGGGCTAACGACTGACAGCGTGAGCAAGATCGTTGACGGGTTTGTCCAGACACAGAATGACGGCAAAATTGTTGTTGGTCAGTATGCAAGCCAAATCGGTCGTGTTGCTCCGATTGCAGCTGCTGCGGGTGTTGGTATTGATGAACTGAACGCAGCGATTTCAACCGTTACCGCACAAGGTGTCCCGGTTGAGAGTACGTTCTCAGGTATTAACCAAATCATTGCCTCCATCGTTAAACCGACGAGCGAAGCGGCTAAGGCAGCGAAACGATTAGGTTTAGACTTCAGCAGTGCCGCAATCAAGACTAAAGGATTCGGCGGATTCTTAGAGGACGTAATTCAAAAAACAGGCGGCAGTGAGGTGGAGATCACCAAGCTGTTTGGCTCTGTCGATGCCTTGAAGGCGTTGATGCCTTTGATCAATGATGATCTAGTTACGTTCAACAAAAACCTAGACAACCAAAAGAACGCAACGGGTGCTGCTGGTGATGCTGCGGACATCATGGGGCAAACAGTGTCGTCACAGATAAGTCAGATTGTCAACAACATCACAACTCTTGTAAGGGGATTAGATCAAGTTCTTGGGCCTGCAATCAAAGGCTTGTTGGATCTGATCAATTCAGTGCTTACCGCTGCAACAGCGGCTGTTGCGAAGTTGACTGAGATGTTCCAAATGAATCGCGCAAGAACTGAGGCGCGTAAAGAGTTAGGCGGCGTGATGGGTCGCGGCACAAGAAAAGCTGATCCGGCTGAAGTTGAGGCTCTTGCTCTGAAAAAATTTGAGGCGTCTAAAGCTGCATCAGCGCCGCCAAAGCCAACTACTGAGCCGCCTCCAACAAACGTAATCATTCCAACAGGCAATTTATCAGGTGATTTAAAGCAGAAAGAGCAACTCACAGACGCAGAAAAGTTAAACAATAAGTTAAAAGAGAGATTGGTAACTCTTGGTGAGCAGACACGTTTGGCCGAAGGGCTTACCAGTGAAGACCGTGCCGCTATTCAGTTAAAAATTGATTTAGAAAATTTAGACAAGCTTCGTACCGAGGAGAATTCTGAACTTGTCGATCAAGTTCAAGCAGGCGTTCAAGGTCTTTATGACCAACGAGTTGCAACCGCAGAACTGGCCGATCAGAACAAAAAACTAGCTGACGAGAAGAAGAAAGCACCAGACGTCGAAAAGAAGCGTGCTGAAGAACTCAGGAACGTTTATCAAGGCATCGGCGATACGATTGCTGACGGCGTTGTTGATGCTCTGAAGGGTGCGGTCAATGGCACGCAGTCCTTAGCAGAAGCAGCGACCAACATGCTCAATGATCTTGCTAATCAGATGCTGCAACTTGCCCGGAACATGCTGTTCTTCGGCAACACGACAGGAACTCTGACTAAGGGCAGCGGTCTCCTTGGCAGTTTGTTCAGCGGTTTTATGGCTAACGGAGGCACCGTTCAAGGTGGCAAGTCCTATGTCGTTGGGGAAAAAGGTCCCGAGCTGTTTACACCTGGCAGAACGGGAAGCATCGCTCCAAACGACGCATTTGGTGGAGCTAACATCGTCGTGAACGTTGACGCTTCAGGCTCTAGCGTTGAAGGAGATGCACAGCAATCTAAGGCGCTCGGCCAAGCACTTGGTGCAGCTGTTAAGGCTGAGCTAATTAAACAGAAAATGCCTGGAGGACTTCTCGCATAATGGCTACTTTCCCTTCAATTACGCCGACCTACGGCATCCAAAAAAACAGCGCCCCAAACGTCAGGATTGCTCAGTTTGGGTCGGGGTATAGCCAGCGCAGCACGTTTGGCCTCAATCAAAACCCGAAGACCTACAGCCTGACTTTTCAGGTTTCTGAAACAGACGCAGACACGATTGAAACGTTCTTGGATGCACGCGGCGGAACGGAGAACTTTACGTTTACACCGCCTGGCGAATCTAGTAGTGGCAAGTACATCTGCAGAAACTGGAGCAAGTCGATTCCATATTTAAACCGTGCCACAATCCAAGCAACGTTCGAGGAGGTGTTTGAGGCATGACAACAACACCTGAATCAGTAAAGAGGGAACTGCACTCGCTAAAGCCCTCAGCAATCATTGAGTTGTTTCAGCTGCACCTGACCGCTGCAGTAAACGGCGTCGATCTGGTGTATTACTACCACGCTGGAACAAACGAGCTATCGCAAGACCTCGTGTTCGGCGGTGTCACATACTCTGCGGTGCCTATTGAGGTTGATGGGTTTGAGGTGACAACAAAGGGCACGTTGCCGCGTCCAAGGATGAAGATCAGCAATGTTGATGGAGCCATAAGCGCGTTGCTGCTTTCGTACAACCCGTTGCAAGCGGAGGTTCGAAGGATTCGCACTTGCAAAAAATTTTTAGATGCTGTGAATTTTGAGAGCGGCACAAATGCAACCGCTGACCCAACTGCAATGTTTAACGGCGGCTATGAGTCTTGGTACATTGATCGCGTTTCAGCCGAAAACCCACAGTTGGTTGAGTTTGAGCTTATTGGCAAGCTCGACCTGACTAACTTGCGCTTACCTGGCAGGCAGGTCGTCGAGCACTGTCCTTGGATTTACAAAGGCACTGAATGCGGTTACAAGCCGGGCAAAATGTTCAACTTAAAAAACCAGCAAGTCACTGATGCAGCAGATGATCAATGCGCGAAAAACCTAAAAGCATGTGAGCTTCGATTTCCAAAAGGTCAAGGCATCGGTCCTAAGAACGAATTGTTGCCATTTGGAGGGTATCCAGGTGCACGACTTCAGATTTGACGCTGAACAGCACGCAGCAAGATGCGCCCCAAGCGAAGCTTGTGGTGTGGTGGTTGACGGTAAGTACTGGCCTTGCCGGAATATCGCTGACGACCCGTGTGCCGATTTTGTAATTGAGCCTAAGGACTATGCCGTTGCAGCCATGTTCGGCGTCGTTCAAGCCATAGTGCATTCACATCCTGAAGGTGGAATGGCTAGCGATGCCGATCGCCGTGCTTGCACTGGAACGCAAGTTCCGTGGCATATTTGGAGCGTGCCAGACAAGCAATGGTCAACTATCAAACCCTGATTGGCAGGCAGTGGGAGTACGGCAAATTCGATTGCTTCACCCTGGTTCGTGACTGGTTTGGGTTGCAAGGCATTCAGTTGCCTGATTTTGAGCGTCCTGATGACTTGCAAAACTGTGAGAGCATTTTCCTGAAACAGGCTCTTGCTATAGGTTTTAAGCAAGTTGCCTACAACAAAAGACGTCCCGGCGATGTGCTGATCATGAACCTTGGAACGGCAACACCGATGCATGCTGCCGTTCTTCTGCCTAATGAACGGATTTTGCACCAACGCCAAGATTCGCTGAGTGCGGTAGAGCCGCTAAGGCGATACTATGTTTCTAGCGTTGCAGCGGTCTTTCGGTATGCAGCAGACCGTTAGGTTGCTGGGTGATCTGGGTAAGCGTTACGGCTCAGAGCATAAATACCATGACCTGCGTTCTCCTGCAGACGCGATCAAGCTGCTGTGTATCAACAGCCCTACGTTTCAAAAAGAACTTATTGAAGCGCATCAGCACGGCATTGCTTACACGCTGGTGCAAGCTGGTGAATCTCTTGATTATCAAGATCTACATTTACCGCTAGGTCAAAACGATCTTGTGTTGACACCTGTTGTTGCAGGTAGTGGCAGTGGCACTGCAAAAATAATTCTTGGTGTTGCTTTAGTTGCAGTTGCTCTCGTTAATCCGTTTGGTGCAGCAGCGATTGGAACCTTGGGCATCACAGCTCCGATTTTAGTCAATACGGCGGTTGCAACTATTGGCGCCACTTTACTGCTTGCAGGGACAGCGCAACTACTTGCCCCGCAACCAGTTATTCCGAGTTTATCTAATAGAAGAACTAGGCCAGGTGAAAACACAAACGCAACAGGCCCACAAGGTGTTTCCCGCGCTACATCAGGAGAGCAGTCTTATGCCTTTACTGGTCCTGCTAACACAGTTGGTGTTGGAGCGACAGTGCCTCTCGTCTATGGCAAGTTACTGATCGGAAGCCACCTGCTGTCGGCAAAGGTTGCAGTTACTGATGAAAGCGATCCTGTTGGCGAGTATTTCATCGCGCCAGGAGACGACACGATTACGGTGAACGGCGAAAAGCCGATTAGTAAATTTCAATCGCACGCTGGGCTAAGAGCAAGAAAGTGGACCAAGAGTCAAGTAAAACTTGAAAACAAAGTTATTGGTGGCGAGCATAAAAGAAAGCTTTCCAGCAACATCCTGAAGTTTGCTGACGCTGGAGAGCAGCAAAGCACTGACGATATAAAAGACTTCGATCAAGACGATGATGAGTTCGGCAATCTTCAAATATTTTTTGAAATTACCGAGGGGCTTAGTAGAGAGATCGGCGGCAAATTAGTGCCAGCTTTCGCAACATACGAAATTGTAGTTACAAAACAAAACTACAGTGGCGACTCACCTATATTTTGCAATGTCCGTGGGACGATTCAAGGGCTACTCCAGGCAGGCAACAGCTATAAATGGTGCCATGCTGTCACTGTAGGTGTAAGCGGTAAAGAAGATAATGAGACAGCAGCCGTGGTTAAATATCGCATTATCGATACTGATGCAGACACACAGGGGAGCGGTATTAAAATTAGGGCTGTTGGCTACGATCACTTTATTGAAGACAGCGAAAATCACACCGAAGATTTAGTTTCGGAGGCATAACCATGGGTCTTAATTCCAGTTCTGTTATCAAGATTGTTGACCTGCTTTGCGAAGGTCCGATCGACGGCATTGAGGGCAACAAAAAAGGTGTATTTCTTGATGAATCGCCAATAGAAGCCCAAGATGGCGAAATTTTTTTAGAAGCAGATCAAGTAAGCCATGAGCTTAGGATTGGGTGGAAAGGTCAAGGTTACTTGCCTCAGGCGAAGGGCAAAACGAGCAATACCGTCACCATTAACAAGGAAATCGGCTCAGAATACAAAGAAAATTTAGACAAGGAGGGCGTCAAAGTAAAGTCACGAGAATACGGGCATGGCATTGAAGTTGTTCAAGTCACAGATGCTGACGTTGATAGCATCGACTTGATATTTACAATTCCAAAGCTTTTTTCTACAGCGCAAGAGGGACTTGTTAAAGGCCAGCTTTTTGACGCACAGATATTTTTTAAAGTTTCAGTTCAAAGCGTAGGTAGCGGCGGCGGATTTGTAAGCGTTAAAAAATCTGCTGTTGAGACCAGCGACCAAGATATCAAAGTCGCAAAAAACGAGCTTTTCTACATCGAGGGAATTAGCACTAGCAACTATCAATTTAAAATTTCTGGTATTGAACTCAAGGGGAAAGCCCCTTGGAACGTAAAGGTTGAGAAATACCCTGACCTGTCATATCGCAGTTACAAAGGTGCCATCTCTCACAAGAAGTCTGATGCTGCTGACATTGATCAAGATATTTTTAGAGCCACTTGGGAGGAGTTTAATGAAGTAGATAAGCGGACGCCGCTAGCGCAAGGACGCGGCAACGCCTTTTTCTGGACTGCACTTGTTGAAAACTTCAACATCAGAACGGCGTACCCGTATTCTGCTTGTGTAGGAATGAGCATATCGACGGACGAGTTTCCGTCTTTGCCGACTCGGGCTTATTTGGTGAGAGGTAAAAAAGTTCGCATACCTCATAATGCTGTGCCAAGAGACGATGGCAGCTTGGAGTTTATTGGAAATTTCAACGGAAGCTTGGGTCCTGCAATGTGGACGACATGTCCGGTCTGCATTTTCTACGACCTGCTCACAAACAAGCGTTTTGGCGCGGGTCACTTTATCCAAGCCAGCAACTTAAGTTGGGTCGATTTGTACCCCTTAGCTCAGTACGCAAATGAGCTAATCAGCGTGCCAGGGCCTGACGAGCCGCGATTTGCTTGCAACGTGCAGGTCTCATCACAGGCTGAGGCTTATACGGTGTTGCAGGATTTTGCCTCTGTTTTTAGGGGCATGATGTATTGGCAGTCAAATGTCATTCAAGTTACAGGAGATCACGGAAATCTTGATGGCACGGATGTTGACCCTGTTCATATCTTTTCAAACTCAAACGTTGTTGGTGGCGTTTTCAGCTACAGCGGATCATCACTGAAAACACGCAGCACGAGCATCAAGGTGCGTTATAGCGACCCAGAAAATTTTTACAAGCCAAACATCGTTTGCGTTGAGGACTCGGTACTAATTGAAAAATACGGTTATCAGGTCAAGGAGGTCCTTGGCTTTGGTTGCACATCAAAGCATCAAGCAAGGCGCATGGGGCTTTGGATGCTCAAGACAGAAGAGCTTGATGCAAGTACCGTCACGTTTTCTGTTGGCCTAGAAGGCGCACTTGTTTTTCCTGGTCAGGTCTTTGCAATCCAGGATGAATTGCGTGCTGCAACCAGGCTGTCTGGGCGTATTAGCAGCTCTACAACGACAACGATTGTTGCTGATCAATCCATCACGTTGCCTTCTGGAAGCAACCCGACGCTGACGTGTGTGTTGAACGATGGAACGATTGAAAGTAAGGGAATTTCCAGCGTTAGCGGAACAACCATCAATGTCAGCTCTGCGTTTAGTTCGGCACCACTAGCTCAAGCAATTTATTCAATTAGCACCGATAGCGCAGAAGAGCAAAAGTTCCGATGTCTTTCGGTTTCTGACAACAATGATGGAACGTTTGCTGTTGTAGCAGTTGAGTTTAACGACAGCATTTATGATGCAGTTGAGGACTTTGCGGATATTGACTTTGAAGACGTTACGGCTATTGACGAGAAACCTTCTAAGCCATTAAGTCTTTCAATCGATTTTCAGCTAATTGAAAAGGACGGTGGTCTTACTAATCGCGCAATCGCATCTTGGGCGGCTGGTGAAGGAGGCTTTACCGAATCTTACGTTGTTGCCTGGCGGATAGGAGATGGTAGTTATAACTTTTCTGCTACATCTAAAACATCCTTAGAGGTTGATGGCATTCCGTCTGGCAAGTCTTTTCAGGTAAAAGTCAGGGCTATTGGTATTGGTTTTCCTACGAAAAAATCTGGCTTTGTCTACGCGGAATCAACCGCTCCTGACCTTCCTACAATTTCTACAAAGATTGGCAACGACCTGCTGGTTGCCAATGTCAAAAATTTGATAATCAGCCCAATCAATGACACACAAGCTGCCTTGCACTGGGAGTCACCTGCAGTTGAAAAGCTCAACAACTTAGTAGCCATTGTTAAGCACTCCAACAAAACGGATGGCACTGGAACGTTTGCAGACGCAACAAAGCTTGTCCAGGTGCCTGCTTCAGCAAACACAGCAATAGTTCCACTCCTTAATGGCGAGTATTTGATCAAACTTAAAGATCAAACTACAAAGAAGAGAAGCGTTACTGCAGTCAGCGTTGTTTTAAACATTCCAGATGCGCTTCCTAAGCTTTTAGTTGAAACAAGGCGCGAAGACCAGGACACTCCACCGTTCCAAGGGTTGCAGCAAAATGTTACTTATGACGCAACATCCGATGGCTTGATATTAGACACCACGGAGTTAGTTGACGGCAAGCTCTCTGGAGAGTACGAGTTTGCGTCACTTAAAACGTTGCCTGGAAAATTCCAAGTAACGCTGGACAGAACGCTTCAATCGCGAGGCTTGTACCCAGATGACACGATTGACTCAAGGTCTGCTTTAGTCGATTCTTGGGAAGATTGGGACGGCACATCGGCAGAGGACACGTCATCTGAAATTTATTTTCGGGCTAGTGATGAGGTTCCTACTGACGATGAGCTTTTGCTTGAAGCGAGTCCTGATATTTTCTTGCTTGAAGATGGGGACAAACTGCAGCTGGAGTCTTCAGTCACATTTGACAGTGAATGGACGGTTTTGAATAAGTCCACTTTTGTAGGTCGGACTTTTCAGTTCAAAGCCGAGCTTGAAAGTGACCAGCCCGACCAAACTCCTTTGGTTGACGAGTTGGGTTATGTCATGTCGATCCCGTCTCGAACGGAAAACAGCGCAACCATCACATCTGGAGCGGCAGCTAAAGCAGTGACGTTTACCACCGCTTTCTATGAAGCGCCGACTGTGGGCATCACCGCTTTTAACCTTGCGAGTGGGGACTATTATGAGTTGACATCCGTAACACGCACTGGCTTCACGGTTCACTTCAAGGATTCCAGCAATTCATCGGTGAGTCGGAACTTCCAGTACGTCGCAGCGGGCTTTGGCTCTGAGCAGACCTAGAAATGGCAACCCACGACTACGTCATTGCTAATCAAAGCGGTTCGGCGTTCCGCTCTGATTTAAACAACGCGCTTTCTGCCATTGTCAGCCAAAACAGCAATGCAACTGAGCCTGCAACAACGTTCAGCTACCAATATTGGGTAGATACTTCAGTCACCCCTGCATTATTGAAACAGCGCAACGCTGCAAACGATGCGTGGATCACGCTTGCAGAGATTGGTGGTCAGACGCTTGCTGCTGATGGAACGACCACGAAACCTGGACTTTCTTTTGCTGCCGACACTAATACTGGTATCAAGAGAAATGCTGATGACGAAATCGGCATAGTTACCGGAGGCACTGAAGCCGTAACAATTAAGTCAGATGGGGATGTTGGCATTAACACGACAAATCCATCCGACAAATTTCATGTTGTAGGCAGGTCTATTTTTGAACTTAATGGCATAAGCCTCAATGACGGAATAAGATTCCAAAATGGCGCTGATCTTGTGGGCCATATTGGCGTTAATACAAACAATACACTTCGCATAAATGGTGGTGGAGACTCCGACCGAATCGATATACAAACAGACGCTAACAACAGGATAGTCGTAACAAATACTCGAACTACTTTCAGCGTAGACGTTGGGCTTGGTGGTGAGTCAAATCCTATAACAACGCTTCACGCTAAGACAACAGATACGATGTCTACGTCAACAGGGAACACACCTGGCATTTTTGTCCAGCAGAATGGTGGAAGCTCTGGAAATGGAAATTACAGTGCTGGTATATGTTTTTCTACAATCCATTCAGGACGGCCTGGCGGTTGCATTTCATCAATTCAGACTGATAGCGACGAGGACCGGATGGGGTTGTCGTTTTTTACACATCCATCATCAAGTTCAACAGATGCCGTTGAAGAAAAATTTAGGATAAGGCATGACGGGGCGCTTTTCGGCACTGACACTAACATCGGCACATTATCTGACCAGCGTTTAAAAGAAAACGTTGCCGCTTTTACATACAGCCTAGACAACTTTAAGCTTTTGCAGCCAAAGGTTTTTGATTGGAAAAATCCAGAGGCTCACAGTGAGGTGTCGCAGCAACGTGGCTTTGTTGCGCAGGAGCTTGAAACCGCAGATTCCTACTGGGTCGATGAATACTCAGTCAATTCGGATCATGCGGATGCACAATATCTTGATGAAGACCGTGTTGCAAAGACCAGTAAGCTTGGGTCAACAGACGCTATGTATGTTTCTGTAATCCAACAGCTCTTGGCAAAAGTTGAAGCGTTGGAAACTAAAGTCGCTGCTCTGGAGGCTGCTAACTGATGGCTGACCGAAAACTGTCCGAACTGACTGCGCTTACAACGCCTGCATCTTCTGACAAGCTTTTGATTCTTGACGAATCAGCGTCTACTGACGCTAACAAAAACAAAAAAATCTCATTTGGCAATTTATGCGACTTCATCCCTGACGGCACTGTTAGCGCACCTTCTCTTAGTTTTGCTTCAGACACTGCCAACAGTGGGTTCTTTCGCAGCGCAGAAGACGAAATTGCAATTAGCACTAACGCCGCGCTGAACTCTAAGTTCACGACAACTGGATTTCAGATTGGCACTGGAACGGCGACTGCTCAGTTCCATACGTTCAAGACAACAACCGGCGATGATGTTGTCATCGAAAACAGCGATGCTGGTGCGACTGAAGGACCAAACGTTGTTCTGTATCGCAACTCTGCATCACCCGCTACAGATGACGTGCTTGGAACGGTTGAGTTCCGTGGTGAAGATTCTGGCGGCAGCACGCAGTCTTATGCAGAAATCACAGCTGGAATTGTCGATACAACTGCCAGTGGTGAAGATGGTCGAATTGATTTCAACACGACAGTAGCTGGCTCTTTAGACAAT